CTGGGTTTCCTTATATGCACAGGGGAAATCCCCCTTTATCTGGGGAGAAATATATTTTAACCTCTTGGATGATGTTAAGATGATTAGTTTTTTAAATAAAAATAATAAATTAGAAGAAACCAAAAATAGTATTAATATTACTTATCCTAGAAATGTAAATATAATTTTTGGTCATTATCCTTATGTGGACGTAATTAATAATTTAATTATAGATATTAAAAATAACTTAGATCCAAACATGGAAAATTATACCAACGTAAAAGGAGGTATGACCGATTGGAACTATTTTATTGATAAACCCTTATTTAAAGATTTTGCAATTTATTTAATAAATAAACATCAAACAACACACCCCGAAATATTTGAATATTTTTTAGAAAAACACACAATTTGCAATGCGTGGGGAAATGAAATAAAAAAAGGAGATTCATTAAATTTTCACACTCATCCTTGTGTCCATGGTATTCTATATCTAAACAGTGGCTGTGACCTAGTTCTACCAGAACTAAACATAAAAATAACTCCCGAACCTGGGGATTATTATATTCTTCCACCTCAGGTATCTCATGGTTTTGAAGAATATAAAGAAGAAAAAAACAGATACAGTCTAATCTTCAATATACAACAAATAGAAAATAAGTTTAAATTAAATAAAAAAATAGAGTACCTGCGTGGCAATTAAAATACATAATATATTTCCTAATTTAATTGGAATTAAAACCTTAAACTTATCTAATCTTAAAATAGTTGGAAAAAGATTTAAAAAAACTTTTGAATCCAATATAAAAACAACAGTTAAAGGGGATACTTTATTTGATAAAAATTCAATGAATTATTTAAATTTAGAGTTGACAGAAATATTAAGTTATTTATTAAAACCCTACTGTAAGAATTATGTATTTAATCTAAGTGATATTTGGATGAATAGGTATGACAAAAAAAACTATCAAGGTTCTCATGTTCATCCAAGTGATTTTTCATTTATAGTATATTACAAAGTAGATAAATCACACACAGTCTTTGACTCTACTGTAAAAAAATTATTAGAAATTTCCGACAACCAAATATTTGATATAAATTATGACCCTAATTGTAAACAGGGAGATATAGTGGTATTTCCTTCTTACTTAGAGCATTGGGTAAGACCTAATTCCAATAATATTACTATCGCAGGCAATATAAAAATTATTAAATTAAAAAAATAATTGATGAATCTTAATAAATTATTATTAGAAAATTTAAAATTTAAATCTCCAAATGTTGTAGAAGATAAAATTAATAATTTAGAAATAAAACTAAATAATAGAAATACATTTGAATTAAGAATAAAAAATGTTGTTTGGTTAAAACATAATTTAAATACGCTTTGGTCAATTATGGAAGTGTATTCACATTATATGTTAGCAGAAGGGGATGTTATTTGCACAGGCTTGGGGTTTGGGTTACGTGAAAATTGGTTACTTTCAAACAATAGAGTTAAAAAAATTTTATGCATTGAAAATTGTAAAGAACTTATTGAATATCATAACAAACATAATCCCATATTAATGAAAAAAATAAAAGTAATAAATGAAGACGCTGAAAAATATATTGGTGAATGTGATACACTACTACTTGATCACTATGAAGAGGGTAGTGATGATTTTATTTTAAATAAGGTTAAAAAAGTTGCAAAAAATATTAAACATAAAAAACTATGGTTTTGGAAACTTGAAGATATGTTAACGTATATACCGTATTTAAATTTACGTAAAAAATTTCCTACTTTACCTAATTTAAATGAAGAACAGATACAACATTTTATGACAATTTATTTTCATGAAAAATAAATTAATTACGTTTAATTTTAAGAAGAGTAAGAAGTAGGTCTTGAACCTTTTTCAGATTCATCTCTTCCATCATCATCCCAATCAGATTGAAGTTTTGCTAAATGAGCAGTATCCCATCTAGATGAAAACTGACTGATGTCTCCAATATTAGCATCAGCTAATGATGAATGAGGAGTTTGGTCTTTATATTCTACTTCATTAGAATTACTTGAATCCACGTATTGAATGGCCCAAACATTAGAAAACTTAGGATCAGACCAGAAAGAATTATCAGATACAACATATCCAACACCTTCGTCAGCACCCTCTGCATAATTTTTAATAATGCATTTGTCTTCAAATACTATTGTCCAATTTGCGTTTGTTGCCATGTTTTCTCCTAAGTTTTTATAATATAAATTAAAGTTAAATAAGGTTGTATAACTGATGGGTTAGCTGCTGTACCTGAAAAAGTTGCACTCATATTGTGAGAGTGACCTGAACCTGAGCCTGTGTTATTTAGTGATATAACAGCTTTTAGGTTTGCATCTGCAATCATAGTGGCAGTACCAAAATTAAACCCTTGGTTTCCAATTTGGGTTCCTTGTTTTCGTTTGTCCGATTGGGTGTGTGTGTGAGAAGCAAGTTGTGCTGTCGATAAAGTAGCATTAGCTGTTGAACCACCAACGTTTCCGGCAGCTGTTACTGTTACTGTATTTGCTCCACCAGTACTACCTAAAGCTTTACTTCCAGATTTTCCTACTGCAATATTATCTTGTAAATCAGGTAAATTAAAAGTTGTTGAACCATTACCTGCACCATAAGTAGTACCTACAATTGCAAATAATGCTGAATAAGTTGATCTTGAAACTGCTGCACCGGCGCACTCTAAGAATCCAGATGGAACTGATGCTGAAGACCATGGAACTATTGTTGCTGTAGGAATACCACCTTCTAGTAGTTCTCCACCATTAATAATTTCTGTTCCGCCTGAAAATAATCCCATTATAAATCTCCTTATATCTTGGATAAATTAATTTTAAATTTTTCTCCTGATATATTATTTATCATAAATATATCATTTTTACCTTCTTGTAAAGTCCAATTTCCTTTAGTTCCATCAACTATATTGCCTTTTTCTTTAAACTTATTACTAAGATGTAAGTCTCCTGTATATATGTTTCTCCATACGTTTCCTGATGCACCCAAGTCATAAGTATCATTTGCACCGGGTAAAATGTGTCCTGCAGCAGTTATGTCACCTAAATTTGACATAACATCAATAATATTAGTTCCATTTGAATATAATATTTTATACCCTTTATCTGTTGTAGACCAAGTAGCACCCGTCCCAGAAGTAGGTTTAAATGTAACTGTAAATGCACCGCTAGTTGCATTTTCAATTATATAAGTTTTTTCAATGGAATCAGGAATTACAACATCAACATTTGATGTAATTGTTCCGGTTAATTTTAGTACTTGATTTTTACCATTAGATAAAACACCATTAGAAAAAGTTAAAGTTGCACCTGTTGTTGCATTCAATCCTACAGCATCATAACCACCAATTGCTTGTTCTAATATAAGTAAATTAGTATTAGTAATTTGACCCCAAGTTCCAGAATTTTCTCCAGTTGCTTGTACGGTTAGTTTTAAATTTGTGGATGTAGTATTAGCCATATTTTAAATTCCTTAATATTTTATTATAATTAAATTTTGCATGTAAATCAAGCTACTTTTTTCCAACCTGGAGGGTCAATTGGTGCATTTCCTGTATCCACTGGATTCCATATAATGTTTTGTATACTGCCTTCTGCCATTGTCATTTCAATTCCTGTTAATATAGCTAATGAATCAGGAGCTGTAGCAGTTCCTTCTTGCATAGTCAGGTCAAAACCCGTTACATCTACTTGTTGGTTTAGATCTACTACAATACTATTTAAAGTAGCTGTTAGTGCTTGTCCACTTAAACTAACATTAGCGTTTGCGCCTACGGTAACGCTATCTTCCTGCATCGTTAAGTCAAAACCAGTTAAGGATAAATCTGCATTAGCAGTAACATCAACACTATTTAAATTAGAAGACATTGCTATTCCAGTCACATCTTCTGTTGTAACATCGGTAAATGCTTGAGTTGTACCTTGAGTTATTGTCAAAGGTTCTCCAGTTATAGAAACAACTACATTTGCTTCGATCGACACATCATTCTCTTGCATCGTTAAGTCAAAACCAGTTAAAGAAAGATTAGCAGTACCTATAATTGCAACCGTACCTAATGACATAGGAAGAGGGAACGTTCCTACAATTCCACCTGTTGTGGCCTCTACCCCAACAGGAATGTTGAATGTAGCAGGACTTAATGTAGCAAAAGGGGCTTCGCCAAAAGCTGTTAGTGTATCGTGGGTAGGATTACTTCCGTTAGCAATTAAATCAAAACCTGTTACGTCAATTTCTTGATTTGATGATTGTGTAAGTGTTCCTTCTGTTGCAGTTAAAGCTTGACCAGTTACATCAACGTTTACCAATGAAGAACCATTTGCTGTTCCAACAACAGAAACTAAAGGTGTTCCTGTTACAGGAACATTGGCATCACCTATAACAATACCAGTGTTTTCCTGAGCTGTTAATTCAATACCTAATGGATAAGCTATTACGTTTGATGGTTCCGCACTAAAAGGTGCTTCTGAATATGCAGTAACTCCAAGGGCCATAACTTAGGCTCCTATTTTTTGTTCTTCTCTTTTTTCTTTTTTATCAAAATTAAAAATCATTAAATTTCTTCTAATTTAAACTTATATTTTTTACCAGATTTATTATTTAATATGTAAAGATCTTCGGCACCCTCTTGAATAGTCCAATTACCTTTTGTACCATCAACAGCATTACCTTCATCTTTTGCTTCATTAGATAAATGTAAGTCACCAGTGTAGATGTTTCTCCAAACATTACTTACA